TATTTCCTATGAAGAGCTAGTATTTCCTATGAAGAGCTAGTATTTCCTATGAAGAGCTAGTATTTCCTATGAAGAGCTAGTATTTCCTATGAAGAGCTAGTATTTCCTATGAAGAGCTAGTATTTCCCCAATCTCCGATACAATACCAAAGGTATGAAGAGCTAGTATTTCCCCAATCTCCGATACAAAGAGCTAGTATTTCCCCAATCTCCGATACAAAGAGATAATCCTCCCGGATCTTACGAGGCGGTTATACAAAGAGATAATCCTCCCGGATCTTACGAGGCGGTACAAAGAGATAATCCTCCCGGATCTTACGAGGCGGTTCTCTTGTTACGAGCGTGTGTCAGCTTTCCAGTCCCAGTGCGGGTCCGGAAAATGTCCCTCCCCTTTTCAAGGGGACATTTTCCGGACCGTTTTATTTCGGGTCCCGGACCCGAACAATAACGTTCTTCACCGTTTCTCGTCGGGTCCGCGATATTCCGGACCCGGAACGGGTCCCGGACCCGTGAAACGTTCTCTTAAAGCCGTGAAAAAAGATCGGGCGGGTCCGGGACCCGAAACGGGTCCGCGATGTTCCGGACCCGCCATTTTGCCCCACCTCCGAATGTCCCCAACCAAAGAAATCGTAATGAACGCACATATGTAGATACTCAAAGTCTTCATATCACCCAATATTCCTGGGGACATGTACTCTACGATGGGCTTTTTATACTCTTGGACACACTGAGAGTATTCGCCCGGTAGGGTATCGCGATGACCAGTTCGAGAAACGCCAAATTCAAGCATCCCAAACCGATGCTCGGAACCTATCTTACCTCCCAACGTGAGATTGACATGTGGGACGAGCTCCGAGCCCGCCAACCACTAATTGGCGCCTCAGAACTCCTCCGGGTCCTCATCCGCCGTGGCGTTCCACAGCTACTCGCTCTCCCCCCAATGGAGCTCGAGAGAATCCTCCTAACGGAGGGCAAAGCCACATCCCCCACCTATCCGACATTCGCCCCATCCAAGGTGGGCATGTCGAAGAAGAATATCCGCTAGATATCCGAATAGCACTAAGCCCGGACCCCCGTGGAAAAGGACCGGGCTTAGTAGGAGTGAGAAGACGTGTCTCAAAATACTCTACAATCAAAGACCACTCCTCATATCGATGCTCGCGTCTTTCGCGGTCTCATCTCTGTCGGCGACTTTCCCGATATCGCTGACGCCCAAGATAATTGGGAGCGCTATCTCCAGAAAGACATCGAACTTTCCAACGAGGAAGACCTCAAGATTCACCGCTACTTGTCGGATTGGCACTTCGGATGTCAAGGCAATCCTGACATCGCTCAGATCCGCCACTACTTCGAGAAAACCGACGAGGTTGAAGTTGTGGACTGGCTCAACGAAATTGCCAAGGCTCTCTGCTTTCGCCGAGAGATGTACAAAGGCATCCTTCTCGAGGTTTGCAAGCAGAACGAAGAACACCGCGAGCTTTTCCTTCTCGATTGTTGCCGCCTCATCACCACCATGGGCTGGGAACCACCTCGCCCTTTCAACGGCAAAAAAGTTCTGCGCGGTGTCGTCGATTCTCGCGAGTGGTACGAATCTAAAACTCGGGAATCCAAAATCTCCGATAATTTCGATTTCAAATTCATCACCGGCCCCGACATCGCAAAGTCCGCCGCACGTCCTCGCGTCCTTCTTCATCATTTCGGCATCCATTCCGGCCGTCCCACGGCCGTCATCGGATACGCCGGCATCTCCAAGACTTGGCTCGCGATCTTCCTCGCCCTCTCCACAGCAAGCGGCGCCGGATCTTGCTGGGGCGGTCTCGAACTCGCTCGTAAAGGCGGCGTCGTCCATTTCGATTATGAAATGGGCAAGGATGGCATTTCCGAGCGTTATCGCCGCGCCGCTTTCGGTATGAACCTCGATCTTTCCAATTTGCTCGGCCGCAAGACTTCATCAAGCTTGGCCGGCACACTTCAACCTCGGGCATTCGCAGCCGCATCAGCCGCGCACCTTGACATTCCACTTCAACTTCTTCCACTCCCCAAGCAAGACCTCCACACTCGCGGCATGGAGCGCGCGTTGGTGAGAGCCTGTCGTGGTAAAACCCTCTGCATTATCGACTCCTTTCGCGCAGCCACCGCCTCATCTCCCATTTCCGAGAACGATTCACAGATCCGTAAATATCTCGACATGCTCGCGCGCGTATCCGACGAAACTCAATGCGTTTTCCTCGTTCTGCATCACGCTCGTAAAGACGACCGAAATGCTGAGAAGAATGACTTCCTCAAAATTCAGGACGCGCGCGGTTCTTCCGGCATCGGCGACGCTTTCGGCGCCACCATTCACGTTGAAAATGCCGAAAACGGCTTTCGTCTGTTGCAAGGCAAGCGTTCTCGCGGCAAACGCGGCGAAGACGTCTATCTTCGTCTCGAAGATGTAGGCAACATCCTCTATGAGCCCGACGATTTCGGACGCCAACATTCAGTCGGTTCCGAGGGCATTCAATTGTCTTCGTCTGCCGCCACACCGGGCGATCTTCAGCTCGAGAATGACATCGCCGAAATTACGCGCATCATTCGCGCATCAGGCGATCATATTGATTCAAAGGAGGACCTCGAGGCCGTTTGCAAAGGCATCGGTCACGATAGACGCGTTCTCGCCATTGGTCAAATGAAAATGCGCGGGATCTTGCGAAATACAAAGAAGGGTTATCACCTCGCCACCACTCTCGGCGTTGAAGACATGCTCCATGATGGAGATATCAAATGAAGTGCACAGTTCCGGGAACAAGAGATTGCCAAAATCCAGTAGTCAAGTACTTCGTAGTGGACTTGAGTCTGGATTCTGATGAGAGTCTCACTTTCATCACGAGAAGCTGTGGTAAGCATTTGAATAATTTATTTCCTACTAATATTTACCAAGAAATCTCGTTCGAAGACTCAATCATTTGGGATATCATGGCATTATGAACGGCTCTCAGAATATCGCCGATCTGGAGGTTTACATGCACGCTCTTAACGAATGTCGTCGTCTTTGGTTCCTCAAGCGCGGTTACAACCCTGACCTCATGAACACACCCGAGGTCATCGTCTACGGCAAATCCCATTTTCTTCAATGGCGCAATCAGCTCGGCAACGTCATCGCCAAATTTGAGGTCACTGGTCCAAAGGTCCGACTCGTCGCGTGAGACGCTGTTCCGCTGCAGGAACCTCATGCGACGAAACCGCTGTGGCCGCGTTCGCTATTCCAGTCACATACGAGGACGGGGTTCCTTCACACTTCCGTTTCATCCTCGCATGCGCATTCCATGCTTATCGCATTTCCCTCTATGAAATGGGCTATCAGCGTCTTTCGGACGAGGAAGCCATTTGTTGGGAGATCCTCAACTCATGAGACAGACGACGAAACCAAACATTCTCGAGTGCGCGTTCGTTTCGTGTGGAAATCTTGGAACTCGATTCTTTCAGTATCATATGCCAGGCGGATTGAAATTGGTGATCTCATATTGCGGAAAATGTGATTTCTCCATTCCAGATGGATACTGGCTTGAAATCACTCGTGAAGAAGCTATCTGCTGGGAAGTGATGGACTCATGATAGTCTTAGTGTTAAGCCTTTTATCTGTAGGGTTTGATATGGACTACATGGAGATGATGTTAGACGTACGCGAGATGGTCGCCACGGCTCTGTGTGAAGGCTATCTTGCAGACTCGCTCTCTGTATGCAACGGTCGTCCTATCATTATCGGCAGGGTCCCCTGGGACCGAGGAGATGCGGATGAGAAGCTCTGTACTGAAGATTATCGTCGTCTAGACGACTTCTTCATCCCTCGAGGCTATCTCAACAAAGGCCCTGTGAGCCGAATTAAATTTTTGCAATTGCTTGCTGAGCACTACGAACGCGAACGGAGAGAGGTTCGCGAAATCATCCATGAGACGATGGCAGAATTGGAGAGCGCATGAAAACTCCCAATCGAGTCTACGAGCCAAAACTTCTCTGTCAGAAGTGTCTCGAAAGCCCCACGCAATGCTTCATTTTCACGCTTCGGGACCGTCATCATTTAGTGCGTCGTTGCGAGAAGCATCGCGTGGATGGAGATCTCCCTGAGTCTCTCCAAAGGAAAGACCTCTCCATGAATGAAATTTCCGAACTCACCCTGGAGCTTCTAGCCTCATAGAATTTTAGGTTGTATGATCTGTAATGGATCTACTGATTCACGGAATACCCGATAAATTCGTCTTAAATTTGATGATTAAGGCTGAGGGCAAAGACCTCACCTGGCAATTCATTTTGGATGAGTGGACCCGCTACACGCATCCTCATTTCTTCATTGACAAGCACAAGAAATCTCCTCGCACCGACGTGCCTGGTCAATGTCGTGTGTGTCAAAAGCCAACGCGTGTCTTCTGCGATCATCACCATGAGCTAGAACTGGAGAAAGCCAAAAGCACGCGCGCACGCAAAATGAGTCGTGAGGGATGCAAGCCTTGCGTAATCTGCGGCAGAAAATCGCGCGAGCCCATCGAATTTCCGCTTTGTGAAGAACATCGGAAACAAGCCGATGAGAATCTATTCGCTCGTGAAGAGGGTAGAAGAAATGGCACGCGTGGCAGTAAACCCACCATCGAACAGATGGCAAAGAGAGCCACAGGCGGCATCCCGAAGGTTCTGAGCACCAAACCCACGGCCATTGCAGCTCGCAACAAGTATCATGAGAAGAGAGCTCTCAGGAAACAAAAGCTCAGTCAGAAAGCCGAGCCGTGAGCGGGAGCAAGAAGCTTCAGAATCTTCGTTGTCTAGTTTGCGGGAGCCCGCATCAGGCAACTTTCTACAAAATCTATTGTTCGGAAAAATGCCGCCAACTCGGCATGGTTCCGAAGGAGCCAATTTGGGGCACAGTCAAAATCCCATGCCGTTTTTGCCAGGACATGTTCTTCCCGTTCTATGCCAATTACACAAAAGTTTGCAACAAGCGTGAATGCAAGCTCCAACTCAAACGAGAATATGACCGGGCTAATCAACTAGAAGTACCCCTCTGTGGCCATCCAGCCAGCGACACATATGTTAGCAATGATGGTCGGCGGAAATGTAGAACCTGCAATAACGCGCGCAAATTGGCTCATCCAAAACCGCCGAAAGTTCCAACTCATTGTAGAAAAGGTCATCCTATCAGCGATAGTTACGTTAAACCAAATGGATATAGGACATGTCGGACTTGCCTCAAATCGAAAAGGCGGAAACGCAGGCTTAGGCAGGCTGATTTGTCCTGCAGACCTCAATCTGGTATAATTACATATGAGTAATCACAAAAACAATGTGTTCATCACATTAAGTTTCACAGCCGACGAAATCGCCAACGTCAATGCATTGGTGAGTAATTATCCTAATGTATCCAGGCACGAGCTGCTCAAATTAGCTGCTCAATACGGGCTAACTACATTGAGTAAGAAAAATCTTTCTCAACTTTCAGTCGCTTTGCAAAAATTCAAGGATACCGCTCCACCCGATCGTTACAAGTTCTAATCGGAAATCCGTCGATCCCGGAAGTAACCGATCACATGAAACTCGCACTGTTGGGTAGTTCGGTTATTCTAATGCTGGTTGCCTGCGGCGGAACTCCTACTGTGGTGGAGATTATCGAACCATCTGGTTCATCTTCGAGTTCTAGCTCTAGTTCCTCTTCGAGTGGGACCGTGTGCCCCGCGGGCACGTATCTGGACAATGGGGGTCAGTGCGAGACTGACTCGACCAGTTCTTCTTCTAGCTCCGGCGATACTTCCGTGAGTTCTTCGAGTTCGTCAGGCGGCCAGGGTGGGTCGGAAGGTACCGGAGGCTCTGGAAGTACCTTCAGCTCTTCTTCTTCCAGTTCCAGCTCTTCTTCTAGTGGCTTGACCTGTTTGCCGAACGGGGATTTTCTGCCTTTGGGGGATCCTGATTGGTTTTGTTGTTCAGGACGTGCGGTCAATTCCGTATGTATTGGCATCCCGCAGGACCCATGTGTGAGCGGGTGTGCAAACCTAAAAATCGTAGCGGAGATCATGGAATCATGAGCGGCTATCTAACTGTCACCAGCGTGATGAAGAAAGAAACTCGCGATTGGGGTTTCCGCCAGCACTCTGGTCAGAATCGATTTGTCAAACTCATGATCGAAGTTCTTGTTCCCGAAGAACAGGCGAACGCAGTCATCGACGCACTTCACCACGGAATCAATGGGCCGAATCTAAGAATCGATTGTTCTTGCCAAGAGTGCTTTAAGAATCGTGTAGTGTGCGAGGTGATGGAATCCTAACTTGTGAATAAACCTCATTCACTCTGTCGTCGATGCCATCAGCCTTTCCATCGCATGGCTGGACCTTATTTCTTATACTGCTGCTTCAAATGCTATCGACCTGAAGGCAATCATCGGAATTGCGCGTATGTGAATTGTGGGAAAGATTTCTTGATTGATAGTCGCAATCCCACGCAGAAATACTGCGACTTGAAATGCCACAATTTAGCGATGAAACTGAAACGTCATCAGTTAGTGGGATAAACCGTCATGAACCCGCCATTCAACATGGCGCCGGTCTGTCCACCTACGTTCATTCCCATTACGACTTGTGCGGTTCCAGTCACACCAGGAACAGACACCACAGTGCCTTGCATAGCCACTGGACCTGTGGCTCCAACAGCAAAGAGTGTCGAATTCAAACCTGATTGATTTTGAGCACTCGCGATGCGAGGAGGTCCAGAGGCTCCCGATCCGACTCCCATGATTCCATAGTAGGCTTGTGCACCACTCGGCACGTTCAAGCCAAGTTTCATGCCTCCAGCAGCACCATAGGCATTGAATCCAGCGTAAAAGGCCTGATTTTGTCCAATGACACTGAATGCTAGGTTGGAGGGACCAGTGGCACCAGTGACTGACGAGACGAAATCGGCAGGATTGCGCGAAGCTTGTGCAAATGGCCCGGTAGCGCCCGTGACGCCTGGAGTTCCTTGTGGACCTTGCGTTCCACCGACCGAAATGACCGAAAGCTGGCAGTTGGTGAAATAAACTGTGTTAGAATTCGATGGGTTAAGGACCCGTACGTCAACAGTTTCACCCGCGCTCAGAGTCTTTGTCCCTGAGATGGCGATAGTGATTTTCGTATTGTTTGAGAGTTGGTTCCGAAGGAATAGATCGGTAGCCTCTGCTCCATTCAAATAAATTGCAAAGTCTGTGAGACCGGCACCCCCAGCGTCAATAAATTCACTCGTGAACGAAATGAAATATGTGCCGGAGTTTGTGACCGTGATGTTCCACGGATTGCTAACATTCAGTGTCGTATTGAGAGAAGCACCAGCATTGGTGATAGGTACTTGATACCAAGTGACATTGCTGCTGATGCTGATTCCGGTAATATCGTCGCTATTGTAGATGTATCCATAGGCGCCCGATACCGCACCCGGTCCTGTAGCACCCTGCGGTCCTGTAGGTCCAGTGGCACCAGTTACACCACGGGCTCCAGTGGGCCCAGTTACACCAGTGATTCCGGTGACACCTTGAAGCCCTTGGATACCTTGCGGACCGGTTGCACCCTGAGGACCAGTGGGACCTGTCGCACCAGTAAGACCTGTGACTCCAGGAGACCCTTGAGTACCTTGTCCCTGGGGCCCCGTCTGTCCTTGAGGGCCCGTGGGACCGGTGGCTCCTGTGACGCCTTGAACACCCTGAATCCCTTGTGGCCCGGTTGCACCTTGAGGACCAGTGGGCCCGGTTGCACCCGTGAGACCAGTGACACCAGGAGACCCCTGCGTACCTTGGGTTCCCTGCGTCCCTTGAGGTCCGATTCCACCTTGAGGTCCGGTGGGTCCAGTGACACCAGTGACACCCTGAGTACCACCGAATGCAACGACATTGAACAATCCATACAGAGGATCGAGAGTTGGCGAACCACTAACACCGGAACCTTTAAGCTGGACTGTGATCGTATCGCCTGCATTCAGGACTTGAACCGTATCGATGATCGCCGTGTAAACATCAGTGGATCCGGTTCCTAGAGCGAAATAGATCTGACAAATTGCATCAGTAATTGCAATTCCATTCTTGAAAAACTGGAATTGCAAACTTGTGATGGTCGCACTCACGCCGAATGGCATGTTGAAGGAGAGCTTGTAAGCGCCTCCATTCGCGACTTGGATTGAACCAGTGTTGTAATTCAGTGTGGTATTAAGCGAGGCGCCAGCAGCTTGCCATGCGAGAATAGCAAAGGAACTCGTGACTACAGGAGATTGTGCAAATTGCAGTTCTCCATAGGCACTTAGTACCGCACCAGGACCTGTTGGCCCTAGCGGACCTTGAATGCCCGTTGCACCCTGTAGCCCCGTTGCACCTTGTGGTCCTGTGGGTCCAGTCGCGCCGGTTACTCCTTGGATACCTTGCGGTCCCTGAACACCAGTCGCACCCTGAGGACCTGTGGCTCCAGTGATGCCTTGGATACCTTGCGGTCCCTGAACACCAGTCGCTCCTTGGATACCTTGCGGTCCCTGTGGTCCAGTTGCTCCAGTGATCCCGGTGATTCCAGGGGATCCTTGTGCTCCTGCTCCACCTTGCGTGCCGGTGGCACCTTGAGGACCAGTTGACCCTTGGACACCTTGTGGCCCTTGAGGACCCGTGGCTCCAGTCAGACCAGTTGCACCTGCAAGACCAGTCTGACCTTGTGGACCCTGGGGTCCGATGGAGCCCGTAGGACCGGTTGCACCAGTGACGCCTTGGATACCTTGTGGACCCTGGGGGCCTGTTGCACCCGTGACACCTTGTGCACCCGTAGGTCCTGCAGGTCCATTGGCACCAGTGGCACCTTGCGGGCCAGTGGCACCTTGTGGTCCCTGAGGACCAGTCGCTCCTGTAGCGCCAGTGACACCTTGTGGTCCCTGAGGACCAATAGAACCGGTGGGTCCTGTGGCTCCGGTAACTCCCTGAACACCCTGTGGTCCTTGAAGACCCGTGGCACCTTGAGGACCAGTTGTACCCTGTGCGCCCTGTGCTCCAACAGGGCCCGTCGCACCGGTTACTCCTTGAACACCTTGTGGTCCTTGTGCGCCTGTTTGACCTTGAGGACCAGTGGGACCGGTGGCTCCAGTTACGCCCGTTAGACCAGGCGACCCTTGAACACCAATGCCTGTGGGACCAGTTGCTCCCTGAGGACCCGTTGGACCAGTTGCGCCTTGAGGACCCGTGGGACCAGTTGCGCCTGCGACGCCCGGTGATCCTTGCGTACCTTGAGGACCCGTTGGACCAGTTGCACCTGTTGCACCTGCGACACCCGGTGATCCTTGAACACCAACACCAGTGGCGCCTTGTGGACCTGTTGCACCTTGTAAACCTGTCGCTCCTTGCGGACCTGTACTGCCAGTGCCTCCACCGCCGGCACCACCAATTGTAGAGACATTGAAATTTCCACTAATCAGAATTAGTGTTCGGCCACCTTCACTGTGGGCAACCCGAACATCTACAACATCCCCAACTTGGAGAGAACGCAAACTGGTGAGAGTGATCGGAATACCGGCCGCACCAGGCGTGTAGATCTCATAAGATGAAGCATCGGGATCTTGAATCCCGTTCACGAAAATAGCAGCTTGCGTCCCACCACCAGACGGGTCTACTTCAACATCGAGAAATGCATCGATCTTATAGATACCAGTTTCATTAATTACGATGTTCGAATTAATGACACTTGGAGTCGTACCTGATGAAAGAGAAGCTGCAGCCCATGCTGCAAGCAAATACCACGTACCGGCACCGATTAAATTGACAGGTGCACCCGTATTTGTTGTAGAAAGTTGACCGTAAGAGACAAGGACCGCACCGGGACCAGTAGCTCCAGGAATCCCCTGAAGACCGGTTGCTCCTTGCGGTCCCTGAGGACCAGTGGCTCCAGTGACACCATGGATACCTTGAGGACCTGTGGCTCCAGTAACTCCAGGAGATCCTTGAGTGCCTTGAGCGCCCGTAGCACCCCGAGCGCCCGTTGGGCCTTGAGGGCCTGTGGCGCCAGTGACACCAGGCGATCCTTGAGTTCCACCACCTGTCGCACCACGCGCTCCCGTAACACCGGGAGACCCTTGCAGTCCTTGAGGACCAGTGGCTCCTGTGGCTCCAGGAGGTCCTCCGAATGGGCCTGTAGCGCCTTGCGGACCGGTTGCACCGGTCACTCCTGTGAGTCCAGGCGATCCTTGTGTGCCTTGCGGACCGGTAGCTCCCTGAGGGCCCGTAGGACCCGTGGCTCCAGTTACTCCTTGCGGGCCGCCGTATGGGCCAGTGGCGCCCTGAGTACCAGTGGCACCTTGGGGCCCGGTTGGTCCGGTGGGGCCCTGTTCGCCCTGCAGATATAGATCGAGCCAGCTTATGACACTACCCAACCTTCCTACAGGTCTTCCGTACTAACAGTCCAAGTGATCGCTCCATCGGTCATGGTTTGATTCATCGGCGACGGAAGTTCTCGGTTTTCCAGATGTTTGGCTAGTCTGCGAAGCCATTTGGCACAAAATTCTGGGGACCCATGCGTGATTGTCAAATTCACATCGACACGCTTGGCTGGCGATAAAGGAGAGAGGGCTCGAGCAGGCTCCGCCTGAGCTGGATTCACCGGGGTTGGCTTCACCAACATGAATGGCGGTCTCACAGGAATCATGGACTGATCGGGCATCCGAACAGGAGGCTTGTTGATGGGGCGCATGGTTTAGCCTTGCTCCAAGGTCAGATACATAGTCCATTGAATCGGTACCCCACCGGCAGCGGGTCCAATATATGCCCACTCACAAGTGTTGTCCGCGATATTGATTCCCGTTCCAGTGGGTCCACTCACGCTGCCTGAAGTTCCAGGAGTTGTGAGTAAATAGTAACCGCCGCCACTGTTGACGATGATACTAGGAATGGTGACAGTTCCGCCAGATGAATACGCATGAGAGAAAGTCTGCGGAATCGTGAAAGTCGTGGCTCCAGTAACCGTGATGGACTCCCAAAATCCATTGGCTTCGGTGGTTCCAACAATTCCTTCAATCGACAGTTGCTGTCCCGTTGCGAGCCCATGCGGTGATGTGGTCGTAATTTGAACATCACCACCTACGTTTGAAGTCGTACTTACGCTTAGGGTATTTGCATAAACATTGCTGGCTTGCCAACTTGCAGGAGTTGGAAATCCTTGCACAGTGAGGAGTGCAGTATTCCCACTCAAAACGAGATAAACGGACCCGTTGAATGCTGCTGCTGAATAAGAATTAGTCGGATATGCATCAGTCCAAACATTTGCGATTTGTGTTCCAAGCCCGTTAGGTGCATTGGTCACATCTTCAAACACAGTGCCCACAGGCACAGCACTTCCGATGCGTCCAATTACTCCACGACGACGAAATGCACCAGGAGCGAGATTGGGATTGATTCCCGCATAGGCTAGATTCGGAATGATCTCATATGAGAAGTAGAAGATCTTACCGGGAGGAGGAGCTAGCGTGTAGATCGTGGTGGGTGTTGCATCAATAGTATTCACCATCGAAGTGATGACAGGCGAATACCCCGCAGGCCCGGTGGGTCCCGCTGGACCAGTGGGTCCAGGCGTGCCTTGCAGATATGCATCAATCCAGCTCATGGGATCCTTACGGGAGAGCCGGGAAGGCGAGGAAGGTGATATTCACGAACCCTGTTCCTCCAGCGCCTCCGCTCAGGCCAGCGCCTCCACCAGTATCTCCGTTGCCGCCACCACCACCGCCGCCACCTCCGGCTCCGGTGTTATTGCCAGCATTTTGTCCAATATTTCCATTGCCTCCAGCTCCTGCATGGGACCCGGTTCCTCCATTGCCACCATGGCCACCCGGTCCGAAACCACCAGCTCCACCGCCGCCACCACCGGCTCCACCGGGCCAAATTCCATCAGCGGCCCCATTTGAACCAGCTGCACCACCGTAAGGACCACCCCCACCAATGCCGCCGTTAGAATAACCAGTCGGGCTTGACCCACCGTTATAGCTTAATGCAGCTGCGTAAGTGGAGTTATTGGAGTTGGCTACGCTAGCACCACCCTCCTGGTAGTCCATCTGTCCAACAGGATCCGTATAGACCGAAACAGGCCAACTACCAATAGCAGTGATAGTGCCACTGCTATTGTATAGATTAATGAGTTGGCGGGCTCCTGGTGCATATTGTGTGAGAAGACCCGCGGGGCCAGAACGTAGCTGTCCTGCTGGACCTCGACCACCTGGCGTAAATACCGGCACGTTTGAGGCAGTGGCGTTGATAGATGTTAGACCTCCTCCACCACCGGAACCACCAAGAAACTCAGCCGCGATTGAATCGATATCGGGTCCATTAGCCCAATAAATAATAGTAGTTCCACCATCTCCACCAGGAGACGCGTTAGCAGGAGAGAGACCTCCAGCACTTCCGGCTCCGTTAGAACCTCCTGCTCCGATGATGATTCCGATAGCTGAGGTGCTAGCAGGAATCGGTACCAATGATTGTGCCCTTAGCGATCCGGAACCACCACCACCTGCGGCATACTGTTGGTTTGCATCCCCTTCAATACCACCAGGACCGCCGCCACCACCGCCACCACCACCGCATCCGTCTACCAAAATGTGAGTAGCCCATGGAGGAATAGCGATGGTGCTCGTGGCGCTCACAGAAGTGAGCAGCATTTGCCGCTGAGTCATGAGATAACGCAGATATTGCGTTCTATCAGACAGAGCTTGGAGTCCGGAGAGCATTCCGGAGATCTGCAAGCTGAATGAATCTGCATCAGTCGGGAATTGGATTTGAGGTGAAAGACTCAGATCGTATGCGGTACCCGTGCCCGTAGCGACGAATGTGGATCCATTCAAAATGAAATGGGTCGAATCAACGACCGTAATGAAATAATAGAAAGTAAGTGGAACTCCAAGAATCGTGACTTGGACATTCACATAATCGCCATCACCAAATAGGTGAGGCGCTGCCGTTTGAACTTCGGATTGACCACCATTGTTAGTAATGGCAGAAACCGTAGCCGAAAGAGGCGTAGTGACGTTGTTTGGGGTTCCAGTGATGACGGTAGACATATTAGGTCACGTTTTCCACTGAGCAGTTGTTGTAAGTCCCCGTGCCCTGACAATAGCAGTCCCAGAGATAGGGCGTGAGCGGATTGCCTGAAATAATACGAGTCGGGACCCAAACACCGTCTACGTTTTTACCGAAGGATCCGAAGGTCCCATCAGGATTGCCGGCTCCTTCCGTTGAATTCGGGGAGTAAGCATTTCCAGGAGCTCCATTGCCGCAATCAAAGGCCACAATGATGTATTGGTAATAAGTGCCTGAAGACTTCCAAGTCTTCACTAGATTGCGAATGCTTACGATGACTTGTGGGAAGCAATTGAGCCCCCACGAAATCATCGTCCCTGATGGAGATTGCACGGGTGGTGTGGGTTGCCAGACTCCACCAACATTGGCACCCACCCATGTCTGCACGATCACGACAGTCGTGAGCGGATCGGTCGTACCTGAATACGGAGTCGTCAGAGTGATCGTGTTAGTAGCGGCATCGATCAACTTGATGGTATATGTGACACCAGCCTGGGATCCGAATTGAATTTGATCTCCAGCGGTCAAGAAAGCCACAGATGGAATGTTAACGGTGGCGCTACCATTAGTAACCCCGAAAGGTCCCGTGTTTTCCGGAAGTGGGGTCGTGGCGTAAACAGGAGGAATAGTCAGTTGACCTTGACCGAAAGTCCAATTCGGAGCTCCCCAAGCCGGCCCCGGTCCGATGAACGGATAATAACCGATGCTCCAAGTGAGTGGTCCTGTGTCAAATCGAATTCCACCAGGATTTGCAATTACGCAGCTTGTGGAGGAAAGCACTTGGACAATTTGGAAACATCCATTGTTCTGTGGATTCGTGGATCCCGTCATCGTGATCCACTGACCTACTTGATTCGAGGTCAAACCGGCGAGATCGATAATCGTCATCCAAGGAGTGTTAACAGGTGTTCCCGTAATCGCAGGAACCCAAACTCCGTCAACATTCCGACCAGGGGATGTGAAACAAGCAGAATTCGCTACAGAGCCAGTTTGGGCCGATGAACCCGAAAGTCCAGTTGCGACTTGAGCCATCGGGAGAATTAGCCATCTCCTCCAGGTATTCAGTTGATCAAATCCATCCCAACTGAAATTGTCCGGGCTAACTGTAGAAAGAGTCGGAGGCTGTCCGATAGGATCGCCCTGATAAATCTGATTCCAAGTGTTTGTGTAGTGGGCTCCACCCGTGGCATCATTGCCTACGATGGTGAGCATCGGGAGTGTGGGATCCACACCAGGCTGAAGATTTTGCAAATAAGCTTGGAGTTGGCCGAGAACAGCTAACGCCGAGCCAGACTCGTCCCAAGTCTCAAATGATTCAGTAAGTCTTACGGTGAAATTCGCATTGGATTCTTTTGGCCCCTGAACCAAATTCCTATCGAATGCGAGATATGGAATATTGGATTCGTCACCCGCACCGGGAAGACGAATCGTCATCGCCTCGAACGCTTTCTGACAAAGAAAGTCGCTCATGAGGTTGAGGACGTACAAATATTTTTCAGCGTTGCCAGTACGAAGCCATGGCGGAACGGGGATCTCGTAGAATTGATCCCTGAACTGAGTCGCTTGCGGATTAACAATCACCGGAGGCATATCAAATCCCCAAAACGGTGATGAGTGGATTGAATAGAACGGCCATGAAGAATGGCGACGGGAATGCGACTCCTTGACCTAAACCTTGGCTGTTGATGGACAACGATTGAACTGTCGCAATGGATGCTTGTCCAAGAGTCTGCACACCGGCCTCGGTGAGCGCGCCGACGATATCGTCATAACTCACCTGATAGTCAGGTGCGTTCCCACCGATCGCATATGAAGCGATTTGATTTTGAAGTTGATTATTGACGGCTGCCTGATAGGTCGTCACAAAAGCCTGTGGGACTGCAACCGTAGCCGTGACCTGAATAGGCAGAGCAAGTGCGCTGAAAGTGAATGCGGTCGTGTTGTCAGGAACACAATTCTGCTGGAGAATCACGTCAATTTGACCCAAATCTCCGCCTTCAACAGAACCACCTGCGAAATAAGCCGGTTCTAGAGTCGTATCAATAGGAATTGAGAAACTATTCGCTGAGACGTAAGTGCCTAGGAATTTACCATTAACACTCAGCGGCCCAAGAACGCCCGTGATGCTTACGATAAAACTCTGGCCTGTTGTAAGTCCAGTAGGTCCGGTGCAATTAATGATGGTCGGATTCTGTAGAATAATTCCAGTAATTGGCAACTGCGAGACTCCAGGGGTCACGTTGGCGCCATATACCGATCCACCATTCAGAGGAGATTGAGATCCAACGACGGTGATCACGGATCCCGTGCGAGGAATCGAGAAGTTAATGGCTCGAACTGGCCCGTTGACTAGGAAGTTGAGGGGCGGTTCCTCTGCAGCCAGAATCTGTTCGGCAGTTTCGGCGAAATAAGTATATGATTGAGAAGGACCGTTCGGAGATCTCGAGGCAAGCGATAGCTGGCAACGCGCGGCGAGTGCCTGATTGGACTCATAGTTGGAGCCCGACCAACCAGTGACGTTCGAAACGAATACGTTTGTGTTTTGAGTGATAGCAGTGGTGACTGTGTAAGGCCCAGCGTTGGATCCAATGCCCGCCACATCTGCCACCATTTGCACAATGGAGCAGAGATAAGTGATTCCACCGGAAGAATATGTACCTCCTGAACCATTCGGAGGAGAAATCACATATGTGGTGGAAGTAGGCGTACCCGTAATCGTCGCAAAGACGCCGTTTAGTCCCGTGATCCCAGAACTTGTAGGAATTACGATATAAACCACCTGCCCCGGAGTCAGTCCGTGCGCAGTCAGAGTAGCAATGGTCGTAAATGCAATGCCGGGAGTAACGCCCGTGATAGTTCCGCCATTACCAGGAATGATGGAGCTAGGAATTGAGAAAGACAATTCGTTATGGTAAGTCGCTCCACCGGGAGGACCACCAACGTGGTAAGCACCGGCCGCGTAAGGACCAATCGTTCCTGCCGAAAGCTTTGCGATGGCGAGAGGACCGGTGACGTTGGTCGCTTGCAAACGCGTGACGTTGTAAACATTTTGGGCCAACAAGTCTTCATATCCAGGAGCACCCGTTGGATTTTGAGCCGCATTGCTCGGATCCGGGGTTACTGGAATTACGACCGTCACGCCTTCAGGTGTCGTGTAAGTGACAGTTCCGGAAGCTGCCGATTGAAGGAAGCTTCCCTGCGCCATCTGCGAGATGACTGCATCGCTCAGAGAGAAGCAAACAGCTTCCGTTGCGAAAATGGTGCGCTCCGGATCGCCCGGTTGCCAAGAGGTTGTAGGCAACTGCACCGTGGCCGCCACCTGAAGCATGGTAGCCAACCACGAGCCATAGCCCGGTACCTGCGGGACCACACCCACAGTCGCACCATTGGCAGTCCCGTACGGACCCACTCCAGACGGTGCTGGCTGAAAGAGCAGGTTGACAGATAGAGTCATCGGGCAGTTCTTTCCTAATAGGTGTTGCCCACAAGAATTTTAATGAAAGACCAGCAGTTCAAGATTGCACCAACAGGAGTTGCAATGTGACGGCATTGACGGACAACACTAGATTGAAAGGTCCATTCGCCGTGACCACGTTCGCACTTAGCGTCACGTCTCCTGCCACATTTATTGTGATAACTACGGTGCATCGAAGCACTCGCTGATCTTTCTGAGCCTCCTGGGCGAATTGCTGTTGAGCATATGCAAGATTTCTCGGGGAAAGTCCTGCATTGACGAGATCGTAAATGTTTTGCCCATAATTAGGGTCATCGATAAGTTGGCCTTGAGAAGTAGTCCAACGACGAAGAATGGCTTCAGCTACAGCCTGATTCCCTGTAGCCATGTAACTTGGCATCGAGAGATCGAGCCCGTTCGGAGTCCCCCAACAAGTCCCGAAATTGACTGCTGCGGTCGTATTCAAATTGACAGGGTTATTCATGCTCATAGGATAGGTTCCTCATGCTCCGGCAAAGAATGTCGCAAAAGCCGATTGGCTAGCTTGCGTGGTGAGCCCAAAAACCCCAGCTACCACAGGCACATGAACTCCGGTTCCATCATGCCATCCTGCAGCCCCAGGCCCTGATGCGATGGCTTGACCGAATGCAGACCCTGGACCTTGATATTCCCAAATCTCTAGCTCGAGTCCTAGCCCCGCTTTTGACATGCCTAGGAAAAATCCAATTTGTCCTGTGAGGCTGGCAATTGCGTTGATTTGGGCAGAAAGCGCCGCAGCAGCCGAGATACTTAGACTCGGAAGTTTTACCTTCAAATTGGCGGATAAATTGGCAGACAATTGGGCCAAAAATTGGATGGATGCCGAGATGCTGGGAGGAGTGAATTGCACTCCGATGGAGGCACCTGCGAGCAAAGCCGCACGTGCTTCGAGATTTCCGAGAAGCAATTTCATCAAATCGAACACCACGGAGAGCATCACCGAGAATTGAACAACGCCTCCAGCCAATCCCTCTTCCGTTGGCCACGGGAGTCCATTGATGAAACTCTGGAGTGCGTTGGTGGCCCCACCACCCATCGTGCAAGTGGCCGCTGCTCCGGTACCTCCTCCAGTCACGGTGCCATCTGTGTAAGTCCCATATCCGACCGAGGGGACGGAGAAGGGAGGCTGCATTGGGGGAGGAATATCGTAAAGAGCGACCGTGGTGGGTGTCAGTACCTTGGCGTTCTTCAAACCGCAGATATTTGCCGAAAATTTAGCCGAATTCGGAATATAAGTGCCACTACCGCCTGATGGGATCGTGAAATCAGCATCTGCCCAGAGCTCTGCTGTCGTGGGAGATAGAATGTTGCAATAATAGGTGCCATTTAGATTCTCCATCCCATATTCGGTCGCGGGGCTGGGAGGAGGAATGCAAACGGTCTTAAGACCCACCGTGCTCTCAACAGTGATAACCACCACAGTAATCGGAGGCATCTGAATAGGAGGTGCCGGTGGAGGAATCACGGGAACTGGTGGTGGATTCACAGGCGGAGCCACCACTGCATTCAGAATGACTGAAGATCCTAGAACTCCTGCAATCGTGACCCCGACACCGGAGCTCACGGGAATTGTCAATGGATTTGGCAAAGTCACCACAATAGGGGATGAAACGGTCGCATGAACGATATTCACACTATCCGTAATCATCACCATGGGAGCCGACGTATATCCGCTTCCATGGTCAACGATATTCACTGAAGTGATAGCTCCAATGCCTGTCGAGACGGAGTTATCAACCGTGACAGTCCCGGTTGCCTGCGTCCCTCCTGGAGGAGGCGCCGAAATGAACACTCCTGCAAGCCCTGCCTCGTAAGCTTGGGGCGGTGGATATGCTCCTGCAGGAGGCGGATTTTGTGTGGGAGGTGGGGGCGGAGGTGGTGCTGCAATTGTCGAGAGTGCGGCTATTTGATCCGGCTTGTAAGCGCCTGATGTGGTAGCCACGAAGAGGAACGCTTGGATGTTATCAGTAGACTTAGTTCCATCAGGCCATCCAGCGCCGATTTCGTTGTTGACATAAGTTCCAAAATCTGCAGCTGGGCCGAACCATCCATAAGCGCAAAGATTCACGCTTGCGATGGCGTTGATTAGCCCCTTGAGAATAACGGTGAACCCCAGCACGAGCGTCAATTCAATGTTAAGAGCCAGTGTCAAATTGAGACTGAAATCAGGGAGAGTGAACCCGATTGCCAGTTGAAATTGGAGAATCAGACTAATGCAAATAGATATCCCAATGGCGATTGTCGGGAGGACCAACGAGATCCCGAGCGAAAGCGATAGAGAAATCAGAGCTGACAATTGCAGTGTCAGCTCGAATGCCACGCTCAGGAACAAGCTGAAAAGAGGGACGGCGATCCCTGCGAGTGGGACAGATGATTTGTAAGTGAGTGCCATCTGGCGCGCTCACATAGGAGCCATTACGGTGGCGCTACCAGTTTGAATGGTCCCAACAGCCGGTGATGTGATAGTTAACACTCCGACGAATGGAGCACCTGCAAGTGATCCTGCTACTTGCATTAGTGGGGGAAACATGACCGTCACAGAATCTGTCACACGAGCCACATTTGATTGTCCACTCTTTTGTGGGGCAAAAGTCACATTATCAGGCCCATTTGAGCTATCAGATTCAGTCCACACGCAAATAGGCTGCGTGGGATCGCCATTGACGAATTGAACGTGAGCTACGCCTCCAGACGGCGGCGTGTAAGTCGCGAGTGAGTCCGCGGTAATCGGAACATTTTGCACATCAGGAAGCCCCAAAGTCGTATCTACTGGAGTTCCATCAATTGTGGTGCTCGATGGATTTACAATTTTGTAGCTATATCGCCCGAAGAATCGTAGTGGTGCGATTTCCTTCTGAATGACACGTTGGAATGGTCCAAGTACGCGATCCTCCATCCCGTTCGGGGATGTGATACCGGTCAGAACTTGGAAACGGAAATTCCCTTCATTATCGAAAACGTATTGAACTCCGGCACTCGTAAACATGCCCGTAAGTAGCGGGTTCGAGAAACTCGCGCCAGGCATCCAACTCGCGTAATCTTCAGTCCCAATTTCAACGATGCCTTCATCCGGCTTTTGATCTGTGACCGTGAAAGGCGTACTCACAGTGGCGAGCGGCCATGGGCCAGTCATCGTGACCCCAGATGGTGCGACATACCACGCGGTCATATAACCGAGTGCAATCATCTGCCATAGAATGTCACTCGCAACCGATGTTCCAAAATTAACTCGCACGAATGCTTGGCCCACAGTCGTATCTGCGAAGATATTGACCTGTTCTCCGCATGCAGAGGCCGCATCATTCAAAATTGTGGAGAGCTTCACTCCCTGAGCAGACCCGTAGCCCTGAGGCATAATGGAGGTACGCCATCCTCCATACCCACCCACAAGTCTTGCTCGGACCTGCCCTCCGTAAGGCTCCGAGCGATATACGAATCCTTGGAGCGTGAGATTCCCGATGACGACCGAGACTTGTCCGGTGACAAGTTGTTGACCGGCCAATTGAAGGTCAGCAGTCCACGCACCGATCAACGGAATTAATAGAGTTCCTCCAACGACCTGGAGTCCTCCACATGTAGCGAAGAAACCCACGGGAGCCTCACTGGGATGGCGATTTGTTCGCCTGGTTCAGAAGTGCAAGTTGTTTCTGAAGCGCAATGATGCGCGGATCTTGCGGCGTAGGTCCGCCACCCGTCGCCTGATCGGGCGCCGTCTTGGAGGGCGTGGAAACCACAGATGCAGCCGGAGGGGGTTGCCATTCCAAGAGCTCAATTGTCACTTGGTATTTGCGCTTTCCACCCACCTCTTCAGGTGTGCTGTAACTCTCAACCACAACTTGCGTGAGTCCGATAGAACTAAACCCCGGATAGAAAACCGTGAGCCCTTGTGCCTGTTGTGCAGTCGGATCAATACTCAATACTTGAGCTACGAAGCTGTCATAATTCGCAAAATCATCATCCGTGATAAGATTCAGCGTGAAGCTACCTTTTACGGGCGGGACAGTCGTCAGAGTGAGCGTAGCACCCTGAGTACCCTTGCCCTTCTTAATATCCCATCCTGTAGCGCGTTTGAATCCCTTCACCCCACCGAGTGCGATGGTGCCCGGAGAGTTAATCCCGTTGAGAGTGAAGAACATCCAATCATTTGCATTGGAAATCGGGCTAATAGTTGTGCTGGGACCAGCCATGGGCTACCTCCCGCTCGCGAGTTGGAATTTTTCAATTGCAAGAACTAAACTGCTTGCGGAAAGCCCCGCGGCATCCGTCACCCCATGAGGTGCGTTGATATTGATTACGAGTCCTGAAATATTTACTCCCCCTCCACCATTCTGGTTCGCGGGAGGACTCGTTACAGATTGACCAAGCATGCTCCCAAGAGCATTGGTGCTAACTTGGCGTCCGGCATCCGAAGGAGCAGATGATTGCACCATTCCGATAGCGAGGCCTTGAGAAATATAATCTCCAATTTCCATCGCCTTGACGGATGGAGAATGCGCTCCAGCACCAACTTTCACCCCATCAGCAGCAGCTTCTCCGAGTTTTTGGCCAGCAGCACGGACATTCCCCGTCATGCTGTCCATTCCATTGACGAGTCCCTTACCCATGTCAACGCCCGTAGCTTTTGCGTCTGCTACAGGTGCAGCCCTATCCAAAGAGACGAATCCAATAGGCTTGGATTCTCCAATGTGGCTAAGTGCATTAATCAACTTAAGCCCATCAATGACGGGCTGGAGAACCGCAGCTAAACCTTCTGCAGCTAGTCTGATTGCTGCTAGTGTCACCGCCCAACCAGATGCGCCATCATCACTCGGCAGCGCGTCAAAAGCTGCAATGAGTTCTTTGACAGCAGTCGTTAGAGGTTGGACCGCAATCTTTACTTCAAGGACTGCCACCTCGAGTTCGAGAAATTTGACAGTCCCTTCAGTGATAGCCCATCCAATGACTTTGGCGATATCATTGAATACGTCAGTGATTGTGGCCCTCATTCCCTCAGCGGATGGTTTCCCCTTCTCAAATAGAGAAAGAAATACCCTCATCGCATCGGTGATGGGCTTAGTATCAATGCTACCAAAAAGCTCCCGGAAACTCTCCTTAATCTTCGCGACGATAGTGCCGGTCTTGAGCCACATCTTATCGAGTGGCCCGGCACCCTTCTCGATCAACGCCTCATCGAGAGCATTTCCAAATTCAGTCGCGTTGACCGTTCCAGCTTTAAGTTTGGCTTCAAGCTGAGTAAGAGTCAAACCCAATTTTTGGGCGACTGCTGCCGACATGGCCGGACCGATAGCGGCCCCAAGCTTCTGCTCAGATAGCTTTAGTTTGTTGCTACCCTCCATCGCCATGTGAATTTTCTTCGCAAGTTTCTCATATCCTGTGATATGCAAGGCTTGCGCACTGGCTGTAGCGAGGAGCTGATGCTTAATCTGCGATAGGTCTGTAACCCCCATCTTCTGGATTTCAGAAGTCCATTTGGCGAGCTCTTCCCTCGATTGAGGGAGATCCTTCGCCACGTCATCGAGCATGTCGAGCGTCTTTTTACCGGCGCCCGCTCCTTCACCGAAGGTCTCAAACAATGCTTCGAGTGAAGCATTGACGGCATTCACCTCAAGAGCCGTCTCAATTCCCCATTGAACGACTCCCGCGGTTACTGCTGCAAATGCCCCACCGACTTTGATGATGGCCGATACGACTTGCCCGAGTCCGGGCTCAATCATATCAAGCGCAGTAGCGGCACTCGCTAGAGAATCCGTGAAGCCTTGAACGGCTCCCTTGGCATCACCAGATTTGAGAGCCCCCGCAAAATTCTTAAGACCATTCGACAGACCATCAAGGGCGTGCCGCGCAATGTCGGCCGGATCCTTGATGGTCTGAATTTCTTTGGATTGCCCCCCAGTATGTCCTAGGGCATTTCCGAGTTCAGTAAATTTCTTGGTCGTCTTTTCGAAGGAGGCCGAGATCTTCGTGAGTTCGTTCGACAGATGGTCAATGGCATCTGCCGCCTTATGGGCAGGTCCCGAGACATGATCTTCTAGGGAGACGCCGAACGAAACATTCTCTGCCATGGCTTAGAGCCTCTCGTAGAGAGCCGCCGCGTCGAGGATCTCCTGAGCGAGTTTCTTGGCTTCTTCAACGGATGGATAGACAGCCAGGTGGCCCTCAGCCGTTCCGACCGCAACCCGAATTTGCTTGACGGCACAACCCGGTAAATGCTTCACCATAACCGAGGTGCATCGGTTTGGATCGGAAAAGGGTGAGGTGTTCATTTACGTAATGCCTCGAAAAAAAGCCTCTGTCCTATATTGGTTTCTGCGAAGAGTTCGGCGGCTGCTCGTCCGTCGTTTGTGAGTTCGATGCCCCTGGCACAATGAGAGAGCCAATTCGTCAGTCCTGCGGCGTAGGCTTGGGGCGTGAGGGCCTGACGCTCACGCCTTTTCCCAGATCCGCCAAATCCTCCTCTTCAACGAAGCCCATCAGAGCGCCAAGTGCGATCTTGACTTTCATGGTGGAGGCAAACATAGGTTGTTCAGGGAGAAAGTTCTCCGTGAACGACGTGCGGGCAGTATTCGCATTCATATCTGAATTGAATGCGCAAATAGTCGCCTGACAAAGCTGCTCATTTGCATCAGCTTTTGTATCAGGATGCTCGAGTTTCACGCGATAGGCGTGACATTCATCGCGCGTCGGTCGCCGAAAGACCAGCAAGTGGTCATTCCATTCGACGACGGCAATTTTCTTGTGCTTAGTTTGCAGCTCATTGAGCTGCTCTTCAGAAAGCTTCGGTGCAACGTTCGCTTCGGCCACGGGCTCCACCTCTTTCAAAAAGGTGGACCAATTCAGCCGGGTGCAGCGGACGGTTGGTCCGGGCCGGGAGAACTTCCACTAGCCCTTCTACCTAGAAAGACACAAAAAAGTTCTAACGACCTCTGCGTGACCAGAGGAGATGAGCAAGGATGATTGCGATGGAGAGAATGATCAGAGTCCAGGGGAGGGACTCGATGGGCACGATTACTGGGGAGGACTCTGGAGCGGGACCTCAAGGTCGTCAATCCCGTTGAACAGAATCTTGGTGGGCTGGAACTTGATAGTGCGGGTCAAAGCCGCCGTTCCTGCCGCATTGCTGGCATCCGTTGAATCAAACGTGCAGTTCAAAATCGTATCCGTGTATGTGGCGAGATTAGTCCCCACATACGACGTATAGATATCGAACGGCTGATCTCCATAACCCGGTCCGAGTTGATTCTGTACGGTTTGAAGGAGATTGGACCACCAGTCGTAGTAAACCTCGACTTCACACTCGTACTTGTTCTCGCCGAGGGTCTTACCCACGGGATCCGGAGAATTGCTCATGACCATTTCACGGTCGCGAGTGCGGCTATACTTGATGCTCTTGAAGCCACCCGTGAAATCGAGTCCCGCAATAGACATACGGACGTGACCGAATGAACGGACCACTCCGTTGTTGATGGGAACCTGAACCGGGACAATTTGTGCGGTCATGGGTTAACCTTTACGTGCCGTTGCTCAGGTTGACGGTCTCAGAGATGTTGTTCGCGTAAGCCATCGGTTCGACCGTGATCGTGATGGGGATAATCCCAGTCGCGAGCACATTCTGCGTCGCACTAACAACGGCCGTCACAGAACTCACAAGTGGCGTCTGAATCATTCCTTGATTCAGAGCGTTCTGGATAGTGCCCTGGAATTGATTGAGGGCAACCGGGTCGAGCGTCCCATTCGATTGCACTTGGAGGTTATCAGAAACCTCTTCAACGCCAGCCGCATATCCAATATCGCAGGCGGCATCTAGAACGTTCCCGATGACGATCTCAGTGAACTGAGATCCGGGAGCACTCAAGAGAGGCTCCTGGCACTGGAAGAAACCCTGACCCTTCTTCGGCCACGTGAGGGCACTTCCGATGCGGGCAGCATTCAATCCGGGGTTAACCCGCTCATCATGATAGATGAACCCGTCCGTGGGGTCAGACGCGGGGTTGACGACGATTGTCGAGTAGGGCCCATCCTTGACGCGACCAGCACGGGTCTGGAGCCCCACCTGGGTGCGTCGTACCGCATGGCTCCAAGCGATGGGGCGGCGATACGAAGGGGTTCCACCTGCCGCATTCGCGAAAGGTGACGGGGTGTTGTAGTATCCTCCATCGGCGCAAACGCGAGGCTGGGCGACTTCTCCCGAAGAAATAGTCGCGAGAGCAGCCATCCAGGTGGCTTCAGTCTCACCAGATCCACCCCACGCCACAGGCTGAAGTGCATCACGGAGTTCGACAATGGCGCGCGTGTAGACGTACCCATTGGTTCCAGTCTGGAGGGAGGTCTGGATGTCGTTGATGTCGGTGCCGGCGCAAACTCCAACAACGTGGATGCTACCGACTCCTTCAACCGCGTACTGGGAAGCAAAGAAGGCCGCAAGAGCAGCCTCGACTCCCGCATCGTTCCAAGCCGGAGCTTGAGTTCCGAACTGCCAGTAATCGCCAGTCACCATAGTTCCAGCAGCGAAATTGAGCTGGATTCCGGTTCCACCAACGGTAGGCGTGTTGAGAACGCCCGAACCCAAGTAGTACGTAGTCGCCGATCCAAGCGTGACAGGAGCACCGTAATTACGGCCCGCATCAAGCGAGAATTGCACGATGATTCCGGGCGTCCCGATAGTGCCGCCTTGGAGAACGCGCATACGGACGTAATATTGGTCCCAGCATCCGTACGTCGAATCCAACGTAACGGTGACTACAGAAGTTGAACCCCCAGGAGTGATTGCTTGAACCGCATTTGCAGTTCCCTTGGTCACTACGGGGCAACTAATGCAAATTGGAATATTTCCAGCCTGAGCGACCAGACCTGCAGCTTCAACCAGCGGACCGCCGATGAACTGAGTCTGGATGCTCTGAGGATTGGAAGAGGCGTAGGGCTGATTTACAACACCCCCAACAGCCACCCCAATCTTGAGCTGAACATTTGCCTGAGGCACACTGAGAGCGGCACTTGCACCATTATCTACAACAGTGACCGTGACTGTCGGGATCGCAGGCATGATTAGTTTCTCTCCAGGTAATCTGCAGCGTTTCGCAGAGTCACAGAACTGTCTTTCGCGCGACCCAACATGTTATTGCAATTATATTGATGCCCCCTCTTACAAGTCTTCGCCACCCCATTGGATGGGTGGTCTAGAACGAGTTTGAGTTCAGCAGGCATGAGGGCTCCTATTTGAATGCTCCCACAAAAAACTTATGGGCCATCGTGTTGCTCGATGGTAATGACGATAGGATCTGTAGAACCCGGGTTAATGGGTTCCACAGTGATCTCTCCGATAACTCCGATGGGCGCGAACTGTTTCGGAATCTTGGCCACGGGTGCCTGGAATTCAATAATCCCCATCCAGACTTGACCTCTTTGAGTCATAGTTCCGGAGTTGGACTTTTGAGAAGGCCAATCCTCTCTTAACACTTTGGCTCGAGGAAGCCCGCCCGTCTCGTCAAAGAGCACGCTGTAGAGAGCAAATGCTAGCGCTTGAACGGCATCGAAATCTTTGTAATCAGGATCAGGGGCCGCAGCTCCATAATCGGTTGCGCACCCATGAATCCATACTTCAAACGTAGGAAATTCTGTTGCAAGTTGAGGTTGCAACGTCATAGATTGCTGTTCGAGAGATCCACGGACCGCGGGGTATTCAGCTGCTACAATGCTAGGAGCCGCTCCACCGTAAGGCTCAAAGTCCCAGGCTCTTCCTGATGTCGGAATGAACACGATGCGAGGAGAGGAGACTGCTGCTGCAAGTTGCAAATTGCGGCGTCCTAGTAAAATTGAGTATTCAGGGAAGGCACATTGGATCAGGCCCCCACTGATATAGGCATTTACTCCGACAGAATCGACGACAATCCCCTGCGCCGTAAGAGTCGTGAGTGAGAAAGTATTCGCATCAAGCGGGGTTAGAATCCAGAGCCCGTTAGCTTCTACGGTGCCAGTAACTCCCGAAACAATTCCATGCACCACACGCCCAAGAGGGACGTTGTGATTCGGTGAAGTCACTACAATTGGAGTAGTGACTGTCGCATTCGTAATAGGGAATGTTTTTCCAATGACTCCATAATCATTGATTAGAACAGCCGTTAGATTTAGGCTCGTAAGAGCCACGAGGGCACCGATCATCGGCGACCTCCCCCTGACTTAATCGCTTGAATCTCAACGTCTATAGCGTTATGAACGACTCTTTCCCAAGTCTCGGGAACTTCTCCTCTCACAGGGAGAATTGGCCGTTTCTCTTGATGAAACTGGGCCGGCGAGTCAATCGTGACAGCCACTCCAGTTGCAGAGATAGCCATTGCACGAGCCGTAGCTCGCATTCGACCCGTATCAGTGAGAGGCGGAGCGCTTCGGCCCTTGCGCAGGGTGCTTGGAGCGAGAGGCGCCCAAGGGTTCCCGTACGGATCCTTCCCCTCGTCGAACTGCGCTTGAATTAGAGGGTTGAGGTCCTGAGCGATTCTCTCGGATGCACGGCTCGGCACTTGGGACAACTCGTCTAGTTGCTCCGCCAGGTGCCTCAGTGCCTGGAGATTTCCTGTCAGTCCCATTCATCACGAATCCTTAAGAACCTTGTGGAACGATGGCACTCACCAGTCCAAAGACCGTAGCCGTGGTGTTGGTAGATCCAACTCGCTTAATAGGCCAACGGACGTACTGCCCCGCTACGACCGCGATGGTAATTGGATTGGATGCCTGAGGACCGTTCCGATTCCAGATGACAACATTGCCCGCCACTGAGACATAGAGTCCAGCAAACGGACCTGCCGCATCATCTGCCGTGTCACTCTTGGTGACTGCCACCGCATAATCATAGGTCTCGCACCAGAGGTTACTCATCAGAAGCCTCCCACGACCGGGCGGCCGTTTGGACTAAATTGCTGCCAACCTCTCGGTTGATTGCTCGAAACCTGTGGGGCATCATGAAGAGGATCCGAACCTACTGCGATTGAAGGTGTCACGTCCGGTTGAATGTTCTGCTTCTGAATTCCCGGAAAGAAGCCCGGATGGATGTAGCCAGGGTTATCAGGATCAGGTCCCCCGAGAGCCCTGGCGTAGGTCGACCGGACATTCCGATCTGAGCCCGCCATGGCTGCCCATCCAATGGGCCCATCCAGAAGAAGATAGACGACGATCGCTGCCGTCCATCTCGTCACGTCATTTCCCCAGGCCAAGAGCGGAAGTTGATATCGACCCCTAATATAGGAATCGGCAATCTCCGTCGCGTCCAAACATGCCTGCTGCTGCTGGGCAACCGTGGCTAGGTTGAGCACAGCAGCAGGCATATATTGGGGGAGTTGGGTGTACGTGACGTACGGGGTGTTGCCTGGGCCCATCAGGAAATTCTCCCATCAAAAGGAGGAGATTCCAGGTAATTTGCGGCATTTCTCAAGACAGATGATTGATCTCGCGCAGATCCCAACATGAAATTGCAAGGACTGCAAAGAAGCCCTCGAACTTTCTCTGTTGCGTGATCGTGGTCCACTGCGAGCCTCTTTCCTTCGTTATCTGATCCGCAGATGGCGCAAACTCCATTTTGCTTCGTCAATAAAGCCTGAAATTGTTCTAACGTCAGTCCATGTTCCTGGAGTTTGTATTTGAGAGCGCGCGCCCGATCTCTCTCTTTTGCCAACTCAGGGTGCTCTCGACGCCATCTCGCTTGAATCTCACATTGCTGTTTGAGACGCTCCGCTTTCTTCTCTGGTGTGAGATTTTCACGTCGTTTCTTGTCGGCTCTTGCTGAAGCTTCTTGAACTCTTTCTGGGTCTCTCTTTTTGGCATATTCAACGAATCTATCCGGATTAGCAGCACGGGCTCTCCGGATAGATTCGCGATTGGACTGACGACGTTTCTCGGGATCCTTGTAGGGCATCCCGAACTTTACCAGGCTGGGTATTCGCCTGGTTCACGGGTCCTACGGTCCACTGCGTGCAATGAGCCAGCTGTAGTTCCAGGCCGGCGCGACACGATCCCAGCCACCCCACGTGTATTTGTGGGAGTCGAAGACGATAGGATCGTTCTCGTTGATACGAGGCACAATACGCGGAGCCTCACGGACAAGCCAGATGAGGGGCTTCATCGCGTGCGAGGTGTCCATCAGGTACCAACGCTTGGTGTTCTTGAGCCAGCGATTGACGATGGGACGAACACCCATCTTCGCAAGCTGGTTGTCAGCTGTACCGACCTGACCGGTGAGCGGCGAGAAGGCGCCCCAAGTCGGGTTAGCGAGGAAGGTCGCCTTGAGGATGAAATTCGCCTCAACCTGAAGAGTCGAAGGAATCATCATCGCATCAGGCATCACGCCCAGAGCTTCACCAGATTCATCAGGAATTACCTGCATGTACTGGAGAAGCGAGGAGAAGCTCTGTTGCGAGAGCGCACCACCGATGAGAGTCCCGTTGATGGTCTGTCCGCCACCAGTGAAGTCATTGGAATAGGTACCCGACGCAAAGAGTGCGTTTCCTCCACCGTTGTAATTCGGCAGATAGATGTTGATGGGGTGAGCCGTATTGAAGGCGGTCAATCCATCAAGACCATTCTGACGATTGTCAGAGGTCTGGACTCCGGTACCTTCGAGAAGGTCTCGGAGTTCATACTCCGGCTGACGACGCCATTGCGTGGTCATGTCCGGGAGCATGCGCCAGAAGATCGACTGGGTGTTTACGTCCGAGTCGTCGAGCTGGAAACGGTCGATACCGTAAGTCAACTCGTAGGGAATCGGAGTAACCTGGTAGGTCTGAGCGCCGGGCTCTTGGACCACGCGAGATCCGAACCAGGTACGAGGCTTCGGCATGCGGCCGGTCCAGCCTGCGTTCCAGATTGACCCGGAAATAGGGATGGTCGTAGACCATTCCTTGTAGGTCATTGCAGGATCGAGCTGGGTATAGATTTGCCCGATCGTGGTGTCGACGGTCGTGATGAACGCCGTATATTGCTGCGGTGTAAGAGCCATGATTAGGGCCTCGGGACGGCGTTGAGGACAACGGGCCAGTAGGAACCACCGGGAGTAGAACCCCCGGCGATGCCTGGATCCTGAGCTAGCTGGACACCGAGAACCGGGCGAGTGGAAGAACCACTAGTCGCCATGGCCAAGGGCCCTGAGGAATTTTCTCCGCCGTAGTAAACCGTCTTGCCGGCGGTCGCCTCGGAGAGCTGATCTGACCCGGTACCCGACTGGAAGAAGAATGCGCCGGTCTGGACGTTAGCCCAAACCGCACCATCCGTGGTTCCTCCAACGATCCCGCTGCCAGTCTCTACGTAGGTGCCACCAGCAGGGTCGCCAACCATGCCAGCCACGATATCAGCCGAACCTGCCGTGGCGGCGTTCTTGAGATATCCGGTCGTGACCGACCCGGAGCCCGAGAGTAGAGCTACCTCACCGTAATAGAGCGTCTGGTTCGCTCCAATGGGATAGCTTGTGGGCTGGGAGTTATCCCCCGTCCCATAGCGAAAGACGAAGGTGTTTTGCGTCAGGCCGGACATTGGTTAGATCCTCCCCTGGCCATTGAGGGCGGAAGCGAGTTGCTTGGAGTGAGCCGCAAGGTGACCCTTAACGAGCGCCTCGCGGTACTTCTCTTTATCACCCTGCCAAGCCTCGACCGCAGTGTCGATCATCTGGCGGGTTTCTGCGGGGAGGGATTCCTCAGTACCCGGCTGAACGTGCTTCGGGCGAATGAGGCTGTTCTCATCCGTGTGGATGAAACCAGACTTCGCACGCATCTGTACGAAGCCCTCAACAGTGGAGAGCTTCTGTCCGGCGAGGAACTTCGCCTCGCTCTTGGTGATCTGACCCTTAGTACGGGCCGTATCAATGAGGGAAGCCTTCTCATTGAGGCGCTGAGTGCGCTTGAGGGCGGCTACGTCCTTCGCCGTATTGGCGGCCGTAGCAGCGATGGCTTGAAGAGCACCGAGGGCCTTCTTGCCCTTCATGCCGGTGATGGACTGGACGAGCTTAAGGGCAGACTTGGCAGAAGCCTCTTCGGACTCCTCCTCTTCTTCCTCCTCGTCCTCCTCCTCATCCTCGTCCTCATCCTTCATAGGCATTTCGGACTTCTTGGACTTCTTGGATTCGGATTCCTCCTCTTCCTCCTCGTCCTCCTCCTCATCCTCATCGTCCTCTTCGTCCTCATCATCCATGTCCTTCTCGGATTCAGATGAGAGCTTCGCAAGAGTCTTCTGAGTCTTCTTGTACGCGTCGAGCGCGGAAAGAAGGGACGCGATTTTCTTCGGGTCCTTCTCCGTGGCGATCGATGCCTCGGTCTTCTTGATCAACGCGGACAACGCAATCGGCATGACTGCCTCCATTGACGACGGATCCATAAAAATTTTAGTGGCAGAACCTTTGGCTGACACTCGACGATCGGTCTGATTGCCACCTTTGGAAGTGGCATTTTCTTCAGGTTTAGTATCTCCTTGAGCCCCCAACAGAACATCATCGAAACTCATGATGTCATCGGCGAGTCCACGTTTCACCGCATCAGGCCCTAGAAAGATTCCAGCCTGATAGCTCTGAATCTTGGCGATAGGAATGCCTCGAGCCTTAGAAGCCAGGGTGAAGAAACTCATCGCGAGTTTATCTACCCTTTCTTGTTCCACAATCAGAGCATCATCGGAAATTGGTGCATGCAAATGACCATCAGCCTTGCGGGCACCTGACGTGAGAAGTCTCACGTCATAACCATCTTTCTTATTTTTCCGAGCCTGGGAGATCATCGTAGAGATGACTCCGATGCTCCCTAGAATAGCGGATTTCGGGCAAATAATCTCATCACCCACCATCGCGAGCGCGTAGGCCGCACTAGCGGCCATTTCGTTCACATAGGTGATCACGGGAATCTTATATTCCAGCTTCATTCGCCGGAGAGCTTTAACCGTCTCATTGAGTCCAGCCACAACTCCGCCAGGACTATCAATGCACATAATCACACGCACCGGAGGAACAGCCTCTAGAGGCTTGTAGTTCTCCTCATATTTATGCGCTTGCTCATGCGCATCCACGCAATCCTGACCGGTGAAGGCACACCGCATCTTCTTAGTGATGCCTTCGTAGGACTCAGCACATCCCCATTCATCCGCGTGGTGTTCTAGTTCTCCACGAATATGAACGATAGTGATGTCGCCACAACGCTCGTTGGGTTTGGGTGCATCACCGAAGAGCCAAAAAAATCCCTGCGGTCCGCGATGGATCCTTGTGGGATCCATCGCAAGCATTTCTCCGGGTTTAACGAATCTAGCGGTAGGACGCTTCATTTGCCTAGACCCCCTGAAACGGGATCAACGATGTCGAAATCAGGGAGTCCATCAAGACCAAAGGTCTCCCTCGCAAACTGACGGACTTGCTCAGGGTCTTTGAATTTGACCCCTCCGCGCCGCATAACTTCGATACCGGTTCCAAATTGGACGAATTGTTTAGCGTTATTGACGTACTCATCACGCCCCTTAACATCCCACCATGTCCAAGGAGCGAGATTGGCATCCCCGAAATTCAAATAGGCAAACGGACGAGCCACCTGATTATAGATAGTCCGCTTCCAACTCATGTTGTCGAGCTGGGCGCCCTCGGAGCGCACATCCATTTGGACTTTAGCGGCGCCGTACGATCCGCCTTCAACTTGAGTGGTCAAATTGACCATCAAGAGAGCGAGCACGATAGCCATATCGCATCGGTCAATCTGCGCAGGGTGCACCTGCCAGCCATCACCCTTGGCTTCGATCAATTTGTAGTCATATCCTGAATTTTCAGGTTCCCCGATATCCCGGGGGATAATCATCGCCGTGTTGGCGCCCATTCGAGCGAGGTTGTTTTCAAAATTGGAACGTTCCACGGGATCGCCCACCATGGGGACATATCCAATTCGAGTCGGATTTCCATGAACTTCACCAAATCGGGCCATGTCTCGAAAACCGAAATGGCGAAGCATCCATGGTTCCACGACAGCTCGAAGTGCACCACGGATCCATCCGCGATAACTTCCGAAGGGCGCATACTCCACCCACTTTCCGTTACCAGGAATGATGGGAATCTGAGCGTCTTGCCCGATGGCTTGGAAACAACGAAGGAGCCAATCGTACCAGGTGAATACCGGATGCCACGGAAAAAGATGGGGGGCATAGTCAAGCCGAGGCTGCTGAGTATCCCAGCAGAGTTGGCCATGCGAGAATCCCATCATAATCCCATAATCATTCATCTCCCGGATGGCTGCGGTTCCTGAAAATCTCGGCCACCAATCTTGCCAGGCCTGAAGACATTCTTTAGCCGCAGAAGATTCATCTGCTGCCTTGAATCGTGTCTCCCTCCCGAAAACCGCGCTTGCCCGAGAATTGAGCGTGGAGGTTACGCGGTCATCTCCAAGAATCGAATCGCAAAGAAGACCCGAGGCGTAGAAAACTCCCACCAGATGGGAGTAAATAGCGCCTCGGGCTTCCTCAATCGACCAGGTGTTCTGAATCGTGACAAGAGGAATGTCACGATAGATCAGCTTAGCGCGCGCTTCAGTATTTGAATCTGTCGCGTCTACTACTTTATCTTGAAAAGCCGGATCTTTGATGTTCGGCACATTGAGGCCGCTCATCCATTCCTTCTCAATGGAAGAAAAAGGAATATCCCCTCCGCCTCGAGCGGGGCCATTCGGGCGACCGGGAGGCGGACCGTAGCCAGGATCGATTTCTTTAGCCATCGGTCTTCTCCAAATAATCCGCAGCAGCGCGGATGTAGACCGTGTTCTCTCTCAAAAGACCGATGGCCCTATTGCAACGACGACACAACAGACCACGAACTTTTCCAGTTACATGGTTGTGGTCTACTGCAAAACGAAGCACTTTATCCTTGATCTTCTCGATTTCGAGTTCTCGACAGATTGCGCAACGTCCATTTTGGGCTGCGAGCATATGGTTGTAATCAGCTTCGGTTAAACCATATGCCCGCTTAATCCATTTGCGCCAGGTACAAGTCTTTCCCTTTTCGGTCTTGTTCCAAGCGCGTTTGCCCTCGCGGAGTGTGTCCTTATTCCGCCCTCGATAGGCCTTCTGGAACTTGGTATATTCCGCAGGATCCTTGTACGGCACAGGTTACGCCTTCACTCGTTGACTGCGCCGACCTTGCCTTCAATCCAGGGGGTCTTGATCCCCTCAGGAGTCTGGCAATGATGCGGCTGAATCTCGCGACCGACGTAACGGCGAATATCCGCTTGATAGAAATTGGTCCAGCGCCATTGAAGAAATCCCTGATTGAAAGTTCCCTGCGCCGGCTCCTCATTCTCCGGTAGATTCACAGGGCGATCAGCCCAGATATTGAATCCATCTGGAACTTTGCCATCCTGAGCCTGGTAAACATAGGCTTCTTTCGGATGCTTGTAATTGCTGAGATAGATGACCCGACCATTCGGGTATTTTTTGCTCGCCACTACGTGAGCGATTGCAGTAGCCCCAGTCTCTTCTGACTTCCACGGGATGTCGCGGTACATCTGTGGAGCCGGAGGCTGAGTAAGCTGCTTGATGTGCTCGGCCGTGAATCCCGCCATATCGAGCGGGCCCTGTGGCTTCAAGCTCGTAGCGAGCGCAGTCATTCCCTCGGTGATCCCTTGGGTGATGGCCTGTGCAATAGAAACTTCTTGCTTGTTCAGATCTTTCGAAGGCTGGTCGCCCATTGGGTTCCTTTAGATACCCGACCCACTCGTCAGGCGTCTTTAGGTAACCAGCATGATAAAAACTCGAAGGGTTATTTCGCCTTTACGTCCAATCCTTCATCGATCCGGAAACAGATCCCGAACCTACATAACTCTGACCCAGAATCCGCACAGTCCCTGCTACGGCACTCCCCATAGCCCCATCACAAGCACTCACAAGTGCATCAATTTCATCATCATCATGGCCTTTATCATCCCCGCGGAAGGCTCCCACGCGATGAAGAAATCCAGGGACCCACTGACCCTGTTGAGGGATGATGATGTTTCCCTCATTCCAACGTCGAATGGTTTTCTCGGCACGAACGAGTTTATTGTAACGAGCTTTCATAGGTACAAATCTAAGCCCACGTTGCCTCATGAGCCTGACCATTCCGACTTCAGGCCCCGAGACATATGAGTAAATAGGTGCGGCCCCATATTTCATTGTGAACATATTGCACGTACTCTCGATCAAATGGGCATCGAGTTTGGTACGTTGGACCTCGAGCAAATATGCTTTAGTCCCAATAATCTTCATCGCTACAATCGCGAAATAATCTGACCCTGCTCCAGCGGTAAATGCCAAGTCACAACCATAGACGAGACGAAAATTCCAATCAGGAAGTCTCTCGTAACGCTCTGGATCTGCTCGAAATTTAGAACTACCGATTGGTTTTGGATCACCTTGAAATTGCGCATACCAAATCCGTTCAGTCGGATCTTGTTCACGAAGTTCAGCCCTCGCTTTGTAGAGCTCTTCGAGTGGCCAAATTTCCGGGGCAAACGCTTTCTCTTGGAGCGAATCAGGATCTTCGTAAATTGCTGGGTGATGAATATGTTCCCACTTGACTGCAGTCCTGAGTAATCGACGCCCGATAGGGTCATCTGGATGCCATCGACTCATTACGCCGAGGACCGGTCCGGGTTTTCCACCTCGCATACAACGGGCAGTGTAGTGCGAAATCGTTTCATCCACGTCATTGCGTCTCGCAATATCCATAGACGCGTGTTCGTCAAGAGGATCGTCAAAGAACACGAGATGGACGTCGGCTCCGAGTTTTGATTGCTCGGCGGACATTGTGAGAACTCCACCACCTTGATCATTGGACCAGTCTTCAATCGTGTTACTTCCAAATACAGGTCCAACTCCAGCGATCTCAGCCAACCTACGAATTCTCTTACCAAGAGTCCGCGCGCGATCGAAGCTATGCGTCAGGACCAGGATTCGCATCTTCGGATCCTGCACCAAGAGCCACACGATTCCATGCATCGTGGTTTCGCTCTTGAAATGACGAATAGGCACAGAACAGAGTGCACGAACAGCCTCACCCTTTGAGGCTCGTTCAATGAGCGCACACCAATCAGATAGATGACGAGGCTCTTTGAATTCCGGCGAGAGCCGTGGAACGAAACTCAAGAGTCCTTCTGCAGCAAAATCTCGATAGGGATTTTTAGGCAGAACTTTAGTTTTGACTACTGCCATGGTAAACTTCTAATCAGGCCCTGCAGACGCGAATGGTATGGTCCATTACGAAAAAGGATTAAGATTCCAAGATGGCCACCAGATTCACGGTACTCAGCACTGGATTCAAAGTCCCTGCAGACATTCGCAAGAAATGCTTGACGAGTGTGGCTCGTCAATTCAGACCGCCGTTAGGTCCGGAATTTGATCACATCTATATTGATGCAGCCGAACAAGCGACACCAAAAAGTCACTTCGAAAATTTGGTGGACGTCATCAACAAATTACCTGATGATAGGATTGTAGCAAGTTTAGATGCAGATGATTGGCTAGGACCACCGAATGCTTTATGCACAGTAGCTCGTTATTTTGCAGCAGGCGCGCAGGTAACCTACGGGAGTTTCATGTTTGCAGATGGGCGTAAAGGTCAACCAAATGCACCTTATTATCCAGGTGAGAATATTCGTCAGGTCCCGTGGAAGGCCACCCATATGAAATGTTTCCGTGCGGGACTCTTCAAGCGAATCTCACACGACCATTTGAAATTGCCTTCGGGAGAATGGATCCCACATGCGCGAGACCTTGCACTGATGTTTCCTATGCTCGAAATGGCAGGTCCTGACCGAGTGGCACATGTGAATGAAGTTATTTATGTATATAATTTCGCCACGTCCACAGAATTCACGGGTGATGAAGAAATGCGAAAAGCTGAGAGAGAATGCGTGAAATATGTGAGATCTCTTCCGCCATATGAGAGGGTCCGATGAAAATCGTTGTTGCGCACGCCTCGTGGATCCCCGAGAGGCGCGAGAGTCTGAAAAAACTGGTCGATCTTCTCAAAGAAGACGTGGTAGTGAGTGCATCAGAGGGACCCGAACATGCGAGCATCTGGGCGCGTGGAGTGTGGGAATGGGCGGCCCGTCAGAACGAACACGTTTGCATTTTGAATGATGACGTGCTCGTGCACCCGGAATTTCGCAAGATTTGCGAAGCCATGATCGAGGCAATTCCTGACGAATGCTTGTCCCTGCACACAAATATCCTAGGTGCAGCAGCTGAAAGCATGCTCGGGCATCATTGGGTCAGATGCTATTGGTACACAGGCCCGGCGGTGATTCTGCCCCCAGAGCGCGTGAAAAGTCTGCTTGAATGGGTATATCAAACCCCCTGGTATTTCCTCTCTCACAACAATGAGGACAACGTAGCTATCCATTGGGCGTGGGCGGAACAAAGACCATTCTATTGCGCAATCCCTGCGCCAGTGGTGCACGACACGACGGTTAAATCCACGCTGGGATACGACGATCATCCCTTTAGAGTTCCGCTAGTCCCGTGGGGGGACCCGCAATGGGCGGGAGCTCCATTGACGGAGAAAAAATGGTGGGAAGTCGGAGGACCGCCGCCGTGCGTGCCGAACCCGTGGATGCCAGCTCAAAAACTCGAGTACATGCGACGAATTCTGACGGATCCTGACGCGCAGCTTTGCTCATTTTGCATGGAAAGACAGGGAATCGTAAGTTCGAGCACGAACCCGAAAGCACCGAGACTCTGCCATCTATGCATCGTGAAAATGTACTCGGCAGCCGTTACGCAAGGGCAGGTGAAGAAATGAAAATTCGACTGATGCGAGGCCAAGTGGTGGTGAGGGAAGTCACGAGGGCCCGAAGTTCACTACTTTGGACGCCAGACCCCACCGCAAGACAACAGAAGACACATACGGGCGTCGTTCTGGGATTAGGACCACCTGCTAGGCTTACCGATCATCCGAATTCGCCGGAAGTATTTCACGGCTTTCAGGTGGGGGATATTGTGCAATACCATTTCACATCCCATCAAGAAGCAGCTACGCGCGAATGGACAGATGGGAAACCGGCGACATGGATCCCGCAAATGAACGTGGATTGTGTGTGGGAAAGTGAACGGCATGAAGTGGAATATAGCTACAATGACACTTGAGGAGACCCTATGAAAGCAGGAATTTATTGCGCGCTAACAGCGCTTTTGGCGGAAACGGAGGAAGAGCTCTTCAACACGAGTGTGCCGAGCGGGTGTCGCGTGCAAGTGCGTGACGTGGCCGGCTTGCGAAAAGTTGTTGCGCACTGGGCGCCCGAGAGCCCGCAAATTTCGCCGGATTTTCCTTCGAGCGAGGCGATGGCGCTGAAGATTATGGAAGCGGCGGATAAACTACCGGGTGAAATTGAGGCCTTCCAAATTGCGATGGCGGCGATTCGAGCGCGGGACCTGCAATGGGTAGAAGCGCTCAGGGCCGGAAATGAGAAAACTGCGGTTGCACAAACCGAATATTGGGTCCGATTCGGGAGAAACTGCATTGAAACGGGGCATCACTGAGGAAAGAAATGGCGAAAATGAAATTGGTGATTGCGACGCCGGTTAGAGCGGCTGAAATGGGGGCGGCGTCAGTGAGTCTGGGCTATGCGGAGATGCTCAACAAGATCTTCCGCCTTTTGCCGACGAGCGAAACGCTGGCGGGATCCATTACGTTCTCGTGTGACATCGTGAGAGGAAGAAACCGGATTGCGGCCAAAATTTTACGCGAGATTCCGGAGGCCACACATGTGCTGTGGGTGGATGACGATCAATGGTGTGAAGACGTAAACATTATTACGGAAATGATGAATTTGGGAGTGGATGTGGTGGGTGCGCCATATACGAACAAAAGGCAACCGCTTCATTGGGTGCATCGGAATTTGACGCCGCAAGCGTGCATGGCGGGGGACCTGTTGGAAGTGGCGGGTGTGGGATTTGGTTTCACGTTGACGAGCGTGAGTTGCCTGAAGCGCATGAGTGAAGTTGAGAGAAAATATACTGATCATCCAAATCCACATAAGGTCGCAAACATCTTCGGACATTTATTCGATCATCCGCTGCTGGAAAAGGGTGTGGCGATTAAAGAGGAAGATCAAGCGCTTTTGAGTGAAGATTATTCATTTTGCGTGCGAGCGAGAAAGCTCGGAATTCCTATTCATATTTACGTGAAAGGCGGGATTGTTTATCATGCGGGATCCCACGCGTGGACGGCCCGTGAAATGCCGGGTGGGGTGATCGGGTGATGGGGTGATAGGAATATGAGATGGTGAGGCAACAAATTCCGATTCAATCTATTTGGATAGGCGACAAACTGAGCCGAATGGAACGCCTAGTCATTAGGTCATATCTTAGGTTTGGTCATTCCTTCAGGCTCTATACGTATGGGAAAGTAGAGAATGTGCCGAGTGGGACAGAGGTGCTGGACGGCGCAGAAATTCTTCCACCCAGCAGGATCTTCCGAAGTTCAAATGGGGCGGTTGGAGATTTCGCAAACCTGTTCAAATATTATGTGCTTCGAGATTTTGGGGGCTGTTGGACGGAAATGGATGAGGTATGCCTGCGCCCGTGGGATCTTCGTTTTCTAGGGGGATTCATTAGCTCAGAGGCTACGGAAGATGGTGGCGCAATAATTGATCAGGCAGCTATATGTATTGAGCCCGGACATGCGCTAATGCGAGGATTAGTAGATCAGTGAGAAATTCCTGAGGGATAACAAAGACCAACCCTTCGAATGGGGAACGTTCGGAGTCCCACAATTTGCGAAAGCAGTCAAAGCAGCGAGATTGGAAGACCGCGTACTTCCTCCAAATATCTTCTGCCCACTCCCGTGGTGGGAAGCGGAGAAACTATTAGGCCCAGGAGAAATCTCCAAGAACGCATTTGGAATACAATTATGGAATGAAGCGTGGCGTCGGAACGGATGGGATAAAGACAAAGCCCCACCGGGAAGCATGTACGCGAAATTGCTATGGGAAATTTGCATGCGGAGCGAACCCTGAATCAAATAGAGCGACCGCAATGATACCTAACTGTTGGATACGGAATTCCCATGGCCTGTGAAATCTGATACATATTATATCCGGATTCGTATAACTCTTGAATCCGCGTTTTCAATTCAAGAGTCGTCCATCTGTTTCGCCGTGGAAGCTCCCAAAGCTTAAATAATTTCCAAAATGAGGTGCTAGAAATTCCGAATTTTTTACAAATTTCAGGTACATACATTCCTTCAGCCCATATTTCTTCGAATTCCGTACGATTCACTCTCTCTTCAATTCGAGAACCGTTTGGCGATCGGCCCCGTTCAAACATATCATCCACATTTCTTTGTGGAGTACCAGCATATAGATGTTCGGGCAGGAAACACGGGGGATTATCACAACGATGGAGAATATTTGGTTTATCTGGAGGTGGAGGACCGAAAGTCACCAGATATGCCACCCGATGGACATAAGTCTCTTTGCCTAAATATCCACATTTCCCATAATTCTTCTTGAATCGGCGGCCAGACCATTCCAAACATCCGGGTTTGACCGGCACGGGAAGATGACGGGCGAAGAATTTCTCTTGGTCAAACACTCCCTACATTACATCGGGAATAGGATACTACACATATTAAAACCCGAGCGGGAATAGGATACTACACATATTAAAACCCGAGCGGGAATATCCAGTACAGTGCCAGTTTTCGTTTCGATGATCTTGATGCCGGATTAGTATTGCGGCGCATTATAGCCCATCATTTTCAAGGGCATGGTTGCCTGTAGGCTCTGTAAATTTTGTTATGACGCGGTTTCTGGGATATCCCCTAATACCTTGTTGAGGGCATCCCTGAGGGCGATCATTTCTTCGCGCGAGTATAGCGCCAGCCCCAGCGTTCGCCATCTCTGGCCAAAGAAATCGTAATGAACGCACATATGTAGATACTCAAAGTCTTCATATTTCTTGAGCGATATCACCAGCTCCGAACCATTATCCTTGAGCTTCCTTGATGGTGCGTCGTGTCTCACGCGGGCCACCTCGATGCTGGTAGCTTGAGTGACATTGAGGCCCGCCTCGCGCTTACGACGGGGCTCTCCTGGGGCCTGTACTGCCTCGAGCCTTGGCTCAATAATCTCCCCATCCTGAGAAATCCATTGAGCGGGGTCCCATTCAAAAATGATGTCGAACCAGGATGCCGTTCGATGCCTCTTGTCTTCAGGAGGGGCTGGTACGCAGGCGTAAATCTGCTCATATCGCCACGTAATTGGGCTGTCAGGGCTGTCATCCATCCCGAGCCATTTAGCCACCACATCACGCGGGCACTTGAACGCGCCCTGCAGATTGTCGAGGTCCATCGCCTCCGTCCCATGACGCCTAAAAATCACCTGCACTGCAATTTGAGGAGGTTGTTCAAGAGCCCGTAATGCCTCTCGAACCGCTGCTTGCTCCCTCTTGATACGTCCAATTCGACCCCCTCTGGTCTGGAGGTACTGCTTATTGGTAGATATAACCCTGCAATGAACTGCAACCTCTACTCTTGAGGGGTATTCCATATGTTTCTTGGAGCCCGTAGAAAAGGCTCAAAAGTCAGCGATGCATACCAAAGGTATGAAGAGCTAGTATTTCCTATGAAGAGCTAGTATTTCCTATGAAGAGCTAGTATTTCCTATGAAGAGCTAGTATTTCCTATGAAGAGCTAGTATTTCCTATGAAGAGCTAGTATTTCCTATGAAG